CACAATGACTTGCCTAGTTAACAACACAACCGATATTAACGGCGCTGTTGGCGATCTTGGCACTCAGAGCGTAACCTGGACTGTTAACGGTACAGTTGCAGTAGCAACAACCGGCACATTCTAAATAACTAATTAAGGGGCAAACAATGGCAAAACTAAAGGTAACAAGGGCAGACGGAAGCGTTAACGAGTACCAGATCACACCAGCGATCGAGTACGCCTTCGAGCAATATGCAAAGAAGGGCTTCCACAAAGCCTTTAGAGATGACGAAAAGCAGACCGATGTATATTGGCTCTGCTGGGAAGCAATCCGTCGGTCGGGTGAAACCGTTAAACCCTTCGGAGAGTCTTTTCTAGATACATTGACGCGAGTCGAGGTTCTAGACGATGACCCTTTGGAGTAACGCGGGAGTCCTTCACCTATCTCGTAGCGAGACTATCGCTTGAGACAGGACTCTCGCCTCAGACTTTAATTGAACTAGATCACACAATGTTTAGGACTTTGATACAAGCCCTGAAGGACAGAGCGAAGGAGCGTGAAGATGCCAGTAGAACTAAAAGGCGCTGACAAACTTCGCAAAGCCCTTCGTAAGTTTGAACCTGATCTAGCAAAGGCAACTACAAAAGAAATGACTGCTGTTTTAAAACCTTTGACTAGCAAGGCTCGCGGATATATGCCATCGAACAGTCAAATGTTGTCTGGTTGGACTTCTGCAAGTTCTTCTTCCAATACAACTAATTATCGTCATTTTCCTAAGTACGATCAAACAGAAGCCAAACGTGGAGTTAAGTACGCAACAACACCTTCTCGACCTAATCGAAGCGGCTTTGTGTCATTGGCTAGAATTATGAATACTTCTGCTGGCGGTGCAATTTACGAAACAGCAGGGCGCAAGAACCCTGAAGGGCAGCCTTCTCAAGCATCTACTAGAGGCAAGTTCAGCAATTATATTGACACTTCTAACAAAGTTAATAAATCACTTAACCCAAATGCTGGTAAACAATTTATTGGTCGGGCTAATGTTTTAGGTTCGCTAGTCAATGCTAAACCGCGCCAAGCAGGACAGGCTGGGCGAGCAACCCGCAAGATGACTGGTCGCGTAATCTTCAGAGCGTTTGCAGAGGATCAGGGAAAAGTTACAGGAGCGGTGGCTAAAGCAATTAGCAACTCTGCTATTGAATTTAAGGCTAGGACTGGTGGCGTGTAATGGCTGATCTAAGAATTGACATTGCTTCGGTATTTTCAGGCAAGAAAGCGTTCGGTCAAGCAGAGACAGCGACCGACAAGTTAATCAAAAGCACCAAAAGACTAGCAGGTGCGGTTGGTCTTGCTTTCAGCGCTCAGGCTGTGGTTAACTTTGGTCGTTTAGCAGTCAAAGCATCACTAGATCAACAGGCAGAGCAAAACAGATTAAACAAACTTTTAATGGTAGGGGTGGGTGCTACCACTCGCGAGATTGCTTTACTTAACGAACAGGCTAAGGCTTTAGAGAAAATCGGTGTGGTCTCGGGTGGAAATATAACCCAGACTCAATCTCAATTAGCAACCTTTAATTTACAAGTTAGCACTATTGAAGCGTTAACTCCCGCGATCCTTGATTATGTAACAGCAGAAAAGGGTGCTACCGCTACCACAGCAGACTTTAAGTCTATGACAAACGGCTTGGCTCAAGCGCTCAACGGTAACTTCGCTTCCCTAACTCGCGTGGGTTTCGTTCTAGACGAAAACACTAAAAAACAAATCAAGAGCGGAACAGAGACCCAAAGAGCCAATGCTTTAGTCAAAGTCTTAAACTCTACCTATAAAGATTTTAACGCAAACCTGCGCTTGACTGATGCAGGTCAAATGCAAGTCCTTGCTAACTCAGCGCAAGAAGCCACAACCATTATTGGAACTGGATTACTAGATGCCCTGAAAGAAGTTGGCAGAGATAACTCTATTGAGGAACTTGCCGCTTCAATGGAAGGTGCAGCATTAAGCGCAGCGGATTTCATAAGGGGATTGGGTCAAATAGGTTCATTCAAGGTAAACGGTGAGACTAAAACTTTAATAGGTTTATTGACTCATCCTTTTAAAAGTTCTTTATCTGCTGGACCGCTAGGAGCAATTACTAGACTTGGCAAGCAATCTCGATTGTCAAAAGATATGTTTAACTTTCCTTCAGGCGGCGGCGCTGGAACTTTTAGCCCAGATCGAGCAACCGAAGCAGCCAGAGAAAAAAAGCGACAGGAAGAAGAGAAAAAGCGAGCGGCGGCTTTAGCCAAAATTGAGCGAGATAGATTAAAAGTCGAGCAAAATAAGTTAAAAGTTGCTAAAGAACAAGCCGCGTTGCAAAAGGCTGGAACGATATTTGATCAGCAACAGACATCAATCATTGCAGCCCTTAAAGGTAAGATCAGCGATGAGGAAAGAACTCGTTTAGAGTTGCAACTAGCAATCTTAACCGGCAATTCAGCAGAGGCTTCTAAACTTGCTGGTCAACTTGCTACATCACAAGGTCTGACTAAAGAATTAGTGGCATATCTTAAAGACTTGCCCGATGCCAAAAATCCGTTTTCAGCGTGGGCGTCTTACCTCGATGCTATTGAGGCACAGGTTAGAAGAATTGCAGTCAGTTCAGTTCCAAGCGGCGTTAGCGGAGTTACCTCAAACTTTGGCGATATAGGTCTTGGCGATATGACAGATTTCATTCCTGCCAATCCATCGTTTAATCAAGCCTTTCCTGCAACTGTTAAGGTTGATCTATATGTAGATGGCACAATGCTCGCCGATGCCATTACAGTCAAGCAGACTAATGACTCACTTTCAGGCAACAAGATTTCTATTAACCGTCGATCTGGATCATTCGCCGAGACACCTACGCCATGACTTTACCTGCTCAGATAAGCGTATCTTTTGACTTTACATCGGGCGCTACCTTTGGTTATCCCTTTACTATTGGCGATATCAAATACGGTGTATTAGGCACAGGCACATTAGCCTCAACTACTACTCCAGAACCAACAGTTGATTTAACTCCAGACGTTTATTCAATCAGCATTCGTCGAGGGCGCAACATCATGCGAGACACATACGAGGCTGGACAAGCGACTATTCGAGTGCTTGATCCTCTCAGCTACTTTAATCCGCAGAATACTTCTAGCCCTTACTTTGGTTTCCTAACTCCGCTACGCAAGCTGCGCGTGTCAGCAACAGTCGGCGAAGTTGGTTACTTCCTATTCTCTGGCTATACCATCGAGTACAAGTACACCTATCCCAAAGGACAGGAAACTGGTTATGTGGACATTATCTGTACAGATGCCTTCAGACTTATGCAACAGGCAACCGTTACAACAGTTGCAGGCGCTACAGCAGGGCAAGATACTGGGACACGAATAGGCAAGATCCTTGATCAAGTGTCTTGGCCTACATCGATGCGCACCATAGATACCGGCAACACAACCTGCCAAGCTGATCCAGGCACTTCTCGCACTTCCCTCGATGCGTTAAAGAACGCCGAGTTCTCTGAGCAAGGCGCGTTCTATATTGACTCAGAAGGCACAGCAGTATTTCTAAACCGCACAAATGTAATTAAGAAATATGGCGAGACTCCGATCGAATTTGATCAAACTACTGGCATTCCTTACACCAATCTAGTATTCGCCTTCGACGACAAGTTAATCATCAACAGCTCAGGAATGACCATTGTCGGTGGTACTGAGCAAGTCTCAGAGAACGCAGCCTCGATCGCCAAATACTTCTCCCATCAACTTAACCAGACCAACTTGGTAGCCCAGACAGATGCAGATGCTCTAAACATTGCCAAGATATATGTAGCCACTAGAGCTGAGACAACTATCCGCATCGATGCAATGACTGTTGATCTGCTCGATCCAGATGTACCAACTGCAACAATGCTGGGCTTGGATTACTTCTCTAACCTAAAGATTACGAATGTTCAGCCAGATGGCTCAACTATCGTTAAGACACTACAAGCGCAAGGACTGGATTGGAATATAACGCCAAACTCCATGAAGGTAACTGTGACAACACTTGAGCCAATAGTCGAGGGCTTCATCATAGGCTCGGCTATTTCAGGTATAATCGGCACTAACATAATGGCGTACTAGGAGATATAAGATGGCAACAGGCTTTCCAGCAAGCACAGGCGATGTCCTAAGCGCGGCTATGTTTAACGGGCTAGTAGGGTTTACCCTTAATGACCAGACAGGCACAACTTATACGCCTGTCCTTACCGACCAGTATCAAGTGCTAATAACTCGATCAAACGCTGGTGCATCAACTTTAACTATCCCAACTAATGCCAGCGTTGCATTCCCAGTAGGAACTGTAATTACAGTTCTAAACAAGGGAGCAGGGGCAGTAACTATTTCAGGTGCAGGCGGTGTAACCGTTCTTTCTGCGGGTGCAACCGCCGCTTCTCCAGTCCTTAGCCAGTACAAGTCTTGCGCTCTTATGCAGACTTCAGCGAATAACTGGTACGTCGTGGGTGCAATAGCCTAATGCTAAACAATATCGCCGCCATTACGGGCGGAGCGCTACCCGAGGTGGGCGATTACGAGTCTATTGCTACCGTAACTGTCGGCTCAGGCGGTCAGACTACAATTTCATTTACCTCAATTCCTGGCACTTACAAACATTTGCAAATTAGAAACATATCAAGAGAAAAACCAAGCGGTGACTCTTTGTTTAACGGTTTATTCGCTACTTTCAATTCTGATACAGGCAGTAATTACGCTCAACACTTTGTGCGCGGTAGTGGTTCTGCGGCGCAAGCGGGGGCAGCCGCATCGCAAACTTCAATGGGACTTGGCGGTATTGTGCAAGGCGGCAACGCTGCTAACATTTTTGGGGTAGGCGTTATAGATATTTTAGATTATGCCAATACATCAAAGTATAAAACGGTCAGGACTCTTTTTGGCTATGATGCTAATGGTAGTGGTTATGCTGCATTGTCCTCTAACCTATGGCAATCAAAAAATGCTATCACAAGTATTACAATGACTCCCGTTTATGGTATTGCAGAATACTCATCCTTCGCTCTGTATGGGATTAAATAATGGCTAAAACTTATGAACCGATAGCGACTCAAACATTAGGCAGCGCACAGGCAAGTGTTACTTTTTCGTCACTTGGCGCTTATACGGATATTAGAATTGTTTCAGTAGTTCGTTCATCTAACGCGGGTCAATCTGATACTTTGGCTCTGCGCCTGAACAGCGACAGCGGTGGAAACTATTCCTGGACTTTACTGCGTGGAGATGGAACTAGCGCCACTTCGCTACGTTCATCTAACACAACTTATATGGGTATTGCTGAAGTAATTGGGGCGGCTCAAACTGCTGGCATTTTTAATGTGGTTACAACTGATCTTATGAATTACGCAAATACTACAACTAACAAGACCGCTATTAGCCGCTCTAGCGTTTCTGCTAACTATGGTGCAGAAGCGTGGGCAACTATGTGGCGCAACACCGCCGCTGTAACTTCCCTAAGCCTAAGTATGGTCAACGGGTCAAACCTCGTTTCAGGCTCAACCTTTACCCTATACGGAATTAAGGCGGCATAATGGCTACATATATCCAAATTGGTAGCACCGTAACCGTCGGCTCAGGCGGGGCGGCAACTATTGACTTCACTTCTATACCTGCGACTTACACAGATTTAATAGTTTTACTATCTGGTAGAAGTACCGCCTTGAACACAGATGAAAACATCTCCTTAAGGTTTAATAGTTCAACCTCTGGCTATTCCCGACGAGTTTTAACGGGAAATGGCGCATCCGCCACTTCATCAAACTCTGCATCCGAAGCGGAAATGTTTATCGGAGATGTCTCGGGAAGCACCGCCACTAGTGACACTTTTGGCAATCTGGCAATTTATATTCCAAATTACGCTAGCGCCAATAACAAAAGTGTAAGCGTAGATAATGTTCAAGAAACCAATGCAACTACGGCTTATGCTCGTTTAATTGCTGGTCTTTGGTCGAATACTGCCGCTATCACATCTCTTTCAGTTCGCCCTTATGGTGGTTCAACTAATTTTGCACAGTATTCAACCGCTTCACTCTACGGCATCAAGAACTCATAAGGAGACTAAAATGGCAGACACAAAGATAATCGTAAACTGCGAGACAGGCGAAGTTACTGAATTGGAACTAACCGCCGATGAAGTCGCACAACGTGAGGCAGATGCTATTGCTTATGCAAAGGCTAAAGCCGACGAGGAGCAAGCAGCAGCAGAAAAGGCTGAGGCTAAGGCTGCTATTGCAGAGCGCTTAGGACTTAGCGATGCTGAGTTGGCTTTATTACTCGGATGAAACCAAGATTATGCAAAGCAGGTCAGCAACTAAGAGAGCAGTTCGATGACTCGTTCCCAGACCGCGATCGCACTTCCGATGGCTGGATCGCCGATGCCCGTCACGTTGCAGCGGGTACTAGCGACCACATACCTGATCCATCATCTCAATTTATTGTCAGAGCAATCGATGTCGATAGAGATGTATCTGGTAAGGCAAAGCCAGACCTCATGCCCAATATTGCTGATCAACTTCGGCTCGCAGCCAAGCGCGGTGAAAAGCGTATCTCCTACATCATATTCGACCGCAGAATTGCATCATCTCGCATGGGCTGGCGCTGGAGAAAATACAAGGGAAGCAATCCGCACGTCGCTCATTGCCATGTATCTTTCACTCGTAAGGGTGACAAAGATGGTTCGTTCTTTCAAATACCGTTACTAGGAGCAAATAAATGAATATGAAGCACCCAGCAATAATCTCTCTCGGCGCATTCTTAGCTGTATGGGGTACAACTTCTAACTTCTCCCTTGACTATCGGGCGATCCTTGGCTCGATCGTTGCCGGTATCTTTGGGTATGCCACTCCTAAAAAATGAGCGCACAGGATTATGCTGCACTTGCAGTAGCGATCGTGACGGTTCTGGGTGGTGTAACTGCAATGCTCAACTTTATGATCAAACACTATTTAGCGGAACTCAAGCCCAATAGCGGCTCATCGATGAAGGATGCAGTAAATCGTTTAGAGACACGCGTGGACAAAATCTACGAAATCTTATGCGATAAGTCACAATAATCCTATGGCGCGCAAACGAGTTATAGACCTTGAGGATTACTCAATGCTAGA